GTGGTTAATGACAAGTTTATTGAGACTATCAATAACTACGGACCGGAAAAAATTGATGAAGTTATTAATCATGATAATGATTATAATTTCGACTATTTTGCTTGGAGGTCATTACAGGAAATGTATTTGTTAAAAACACCACAAGGTAAAGTGATTGAAAGACCTCAACATATGTATATGAGGGTTGCGATATGGGTTACAAATTCATTTGAAGAAGCGATGGATTATTACAATTCATTATCGAACCAATTAATATCACCAGCAACTCCAATTATGATTAATTCGGGGACTAAAGTTCCTCAATTGGCTTCTTGTGTATTACATTACAACAATTCAGATTCTCGTAATGGTTTATTACAAACTTTGAATGATATCTCAACTTATTCTTCAGATGCTGCGGGTATTGGATTATCAATGTCTAATATTAGAAGTAAAGAAAGTAGAATTAATTCATCTGGTGGATTTGCCGGTGGATTATTGAAATACCTTAAGATTGTTAATGAGTCATTGAGATTTTTTAACCAACAAGGAAGAAGACCTGGTAGTGCGGCGATTTACCTTGAACCATGGCATAAAGATATTATTGACTTACTTGAAATTAAAAAGAATACAGGTGCTGAGGAGTTGAGAGCAAGAGACTTGTTCACGGCATTATGGATACCGGATAATTTTATGAGAGCAGTTAGAGAAGGTGGAGATTGGTATCTATTTTGTCCTAATGAAATTATTAAGGCGGGAATTAAACCACTACAAGAATGTTATGGGGATGAATATGAATCAAATTATGATAAAGCTGTTGAAATGGGGCTTGGAAAAAAAATCAAGGCTCAAGAGATTTGGACAAAAATTGTAGAGTCTCAAATTGAAACAGGAGTTCCATATCTATGTTCAAAAGACAACGCTAATAGAAAGACAAATCACCAAAACATTGGAGTAATCAAACAATCTAATCTTTGTAATGAGATTTACCAATATACGGACGAGGAAACTACTGCAATTTGTACCCTATCATCAATGGTATTAAAGAATTTCATTAAGGATGGTAAATTCGATTATAACTTGTTAATCAGTGAAGTAAGGAAAGTTGTTAGAGCATTGAATAATGTGGTTGATAAGAATAACTACTCAACAGAAAAAGGGTTAAAAGGTGGTCTTGAACAAAGAGCAATTGCGATTGGAACACAAGGATTGGCGGATGTATTCTACTTGATGGATTATATTTTCACTTCAGAAGAGGCGAAAACTTTAAATAAAAACATTTTTGAAGCAATTTATTTCGCAGCGGTTACTGAAAGTATGGAATTATGTAAGTCAGGAGTTAGAACTCCTTATAAGTTTTTTGAAGGTTCTCCGATGTCTAAAGGTATTCTTCAATTCGATATGTGGGGATTAAGTGAAACTGATTTATTTTTGGATTGGTCATTACTAAAAGAAGATGTTAAAAAATATGGTGTTTGTAATAGTTTGTTCACCGCTCAAATGCCTGTGGCGTCTTCAGCTAAGATTACAGGTTCATTTGAAATGACCGAACCAGCTCACTCTGCCTTATTTAATAGACGAGTTGTTGGAGGGGAAATATTAATCGTAAACAAATACTTAATTAATGATTTTGAGAAGATGGGTATTTGGAGTGAAGATTTGAAAAATGAAATCATTATGAATGAAGGGTCTATCCAAAATATTAATTTTAACAACTACCTTGACCCGGAAGATAAAAATTATCTTAAGAAAGTTAAAAGAGCTGAACACCTGATTAGTAAGTATAAAACAATTTGGGAGATATCTCAAAGAGAATTGATTGATATGGCGGCAGACAGAGCACCATTCGTTGACCAATCACAATCAATGAATATCTATATGGCTAATCCAACATTATCAAAAATTACATCATCACATTTCCATTCATGGGAAAAAGGTTTAAAAACTTTATGTTATTATGTAAGAACTAAAGCGATTTCAACAGGAGCAAAACACTTGGCGGTTGATGTTTCAAAAATACAACAAGTTAAAAATAAAGTCGAAATACCTAAAGTGGATATTATTAATACATCGGTTAAACCCGAAGATAGTCCATTTGAATGTTTCGGTTGTTCTTCTTAAAATAAAAATCCCAACATATGTTGGGATTTTCTTTTTTAATCTATTTATAAGAAAAAACAGAAGAGTATATTTATAGTTATGGCTAATGGTGTTACATATGGTATTAATTTTCCGTTTAGAGATTCTCTAAGAGGAAACTACTTACAATTAACAGAATTACAATCAGAAGAAATTAAAGCTGATTTAATTCATCTATTGTTAACTAGAAAGGGTTCGAGATATTTTCTACCTGAATTTGGTACAAGATTATATGAATTTCTTTTTGAACCATTTGATGGATTAACATTTAACGCTATTGAATCTGATATAAGAGACGCTATTGAAAACTTTATGCCAAATTTATTGGTTAATAGTTTAAGTATAACACCAGCCGACCCACAAGAAGAAGTTGATATTGCAACAGGTCAAAATTTTGTGGGAACAAGCGAATCGTCAATATATCGATTTCCGGGAAAAGGAACTTCAGAATATACTGCAAAAATAAGGATAGATTACTCAACCAATGGTTCTACTTTTGGTCAAAGTGATTTTGTGATTATTAATATTTAAATAATATGGCAAACAACAGAATATCATACGCTAGTAGAGATTATCAATCAATAAGGGCAGACCTTTTAAATTATACGAGAACTTATTATCCTGAATTGATTCAGGATTTTAATGACGCTTCTATATTTTCCGTATTTTTGGATTTAAATGCTGCGGTCGCAGACAATCTACATTATAATATTGACCGAAGTATTCAAGAAACGGTTCTACAATATGCTCAACAAAGGTCGTCAATTTATAACATCGCAAGAACTTACGGATTAAAATTACCGGGACAAAGACCATCTGTTTCATTGGTAGACTTCTCAATCACAGTTCCTGCTTTTGGGGATAAAGAGGATGAGAGATATCTTGGAACATTGGCTCGAGGGTCTCAAGTTGTTGGTGCGGGGGTTGTATTTGAGAATGTTTATGATATTGATTTTGCATCACCATACAATGCTCAAGGATTCCCAAATCGTTTAAAGATTCCAAACTTCAACGCTAATAATGTTTTAGTTAATTATACGATTACCAAAAGAGAGGTGGTGGTTAATGGAATAACTAAAGTATTCAAAAGAGTTATTAACGCAAATGATGTTAGACCATTCTTTGAATTATTTTTACCTGAAAAAAATGTTTTGGGGATTACAAGTGTACTTTTGAAAAATGGGACAAACTATACTAATGTTCCAACAACCGCAGAGTTTTTAGGATTAGACAATCGATGGTATGAAGTAGATGCGTTAGCGGAAGATAGAGTATTTGTTGAAGACCCAACAAAAGTTTCGGACCAACCCGGAATTAAAGTTGGAAGATATATTCAAACTCAAAATAAATTTATTACGGAATATACGCCAGAAGGATTTAAAAAAATGACATTTGGTGGAGGAACTAACACCGCTCAAGACCAATTAAATCAATTTACGACTTTAGGCGCTACATTAAACTTACAAAGATATTCTAATAATCTATCATTAGGTGCGGCTCTAACACCAAATTCAACATTATTTATTCAATATAGAGTTGGTGGGGGATTGGCAACAAACTTAGGAACAAATGTTATTAATCAAATTGGAACTGTTTCATTTTTCGTTAATGGACCTTCCGAAGTTACAAACTCATCCGTTGTTAATTCATTGAGATGTGTTAACGTAACCGCGGCGGTTGGTGGGGCAGGAATTCCATCATTAGAAGAAATTAGAAATTATGTTTCATTTAACTTCGCAGCACAAAAAAGAGCTGTTACGGTACAGGATTATGAATCATTAATTAGAAATATGCCGGCGCAATTTGGCGCACCCGCTAAAGTATCAATAACAGAAAACGATAATAAAATTTTAATTCAAATATTATCATACGACACTTCAGGTAAGTTAACAAACATTGTGTCAAATACTTTAAGACAGAATATTGCGAATTATTTATCAAATTATAGAATGATGAATGATTACATTTCTATTTTCAGTGCGGAAGTAATTGATTTAAGTATGGATATTTCTATTGTTTTAGATTCCGCTCAAAATTCAGGGCAAGTAATCGCTAGCGTGGTCGACAAAGTATCCGCTTATTTTAATCCACAAACAAGACAATTAGGTCAGAATGTTTATCTATCTGAAATTAGAAGTATTATTCAAAATACAAATGGGGTATTAACGGTTGCGAGTATGGATATTTTTAATGAGGTTGGTGGACAATACTCTTCAGCGGAAACATCTATGTTATATGAGAATGAAGAAACAAAATTAATTGGTCCTGTTGATGATACAATATTTGCTCAACCGTCTCAAGTTTATCAAGTTAGGTACCCGAATAAAGATATTAGAATATCGGTAAAAAATTTCCAATCAATAACTTTTTCATAACAATCAATGAGTTTATTATAAATTATATATTAATATAATAAATGTCACCACTTTTTTCAAATTTAAAATTTGGTTGGTATTTCTCCAAAAAAAATTGATATATTTTTTCTCTTTGAATTTTTTTCTCTTTACTACCGTAAAGAGAAAAAACAAATCCTTTAAGTTTATTCTTTAAAGTGAAGTCGTTAATTATATCTATTATTGTTATTTTTAGCATACCAATCAGTTCCTTTAACGCCGACTTAACCTTATATATATTTTTGTTAATCTTAACATCTTGACTCAACTCAACAATCGCAATTTTATAATACCCATCTTCCATCAAATATGGTGAAATAATGATTTGATATTTTTTAATATCACCATCAAATGAATAAAGGTGTTTACCATTTATCTGTTCTAATTGGAAGTTGTAAGATTTTTTTTCCGACATTCAAGAAAACTATATATCAATAAATACACTTAGTCGTAAAAAAAATGAAGAAACAAAATTAATTACTCCTGTTGACGATACAATATTTGCTCAACCGTCTCAAGTTTATCAAGTTAGGTACCCGAATAAAGATATTAGAATATCGGTGAAAAATTTCCAATCAATAACTTTTTCATAACAAGTTTATTTTATTTTACTTTAACTTATAATTTTATCATGTGGATTTTTCTTTTAAAAATTCCATATAAAGTATTTATTAAATAAAGTAGTTTGATGGGTCAATCGTATAGAATAAAAACAGAGTTAGGTATTAATAAGTTAATTAATATTCAACTAGACCAGCAATTTGAATTTTTAGAGGTTTTATCGTTAACATTACAACAAGAAGACATTTATACTAAAAGTTGTGCTCAATATGGTGTTATTGTGGGTAGAGTTACAGCAAACAATGGTTTTGGTCTCCCAAACGCAAGAGTATCTGTATTTATCCCAATCACTTCGATAGACGAATCAAACCCTATCATTTCAAGTATTTACCCATACAAATCACCTAATGATAAAAATGAAGATGGGTATCGATATAACTTACTACCATATGAGAAATCTTACTCAACCCATTCTGCGACTGGAACATTACCCTCAAGATTAGATTCATTAACTGGTGATACCGCAGTTGAAATTTATGACAAATATTACAAATATAGTGTAAAAACTAACGATAGTGGTGATTATATGATAATGGGAGTACCTCAAGGTAATCATAGTCTTGTAATGGATGTTGACTTATCTGATATTGGTGAATTCTCACTAACACCACAAGATTTAATAAGAATGGGTTTGGCAACTGATGCTCAAGTTGCGGGAAATCGTTTTAGAACATCTACGGACTTAAATTCTTTACCACAAATTATTAATTTAACAAAAGATGTTGAAGTATCACCTCTTTGGGGTGACCCTGAATTGTGTGATATTGCAATAAATCGAGTTGATTTTGATTTAAGAGACGATGCAAATGTCGACATTCAACCAACATCGGTGTTTATGGGGTCAATATATTCAACTTCAGATAGTTATAGGGTTAGAACAAATGCAAAACCTGCGGATGATATGGGTAATCTTTGTTCATTAATTGCTGGTCCGGGACAAATATTAGCCATAAGACAAACAATTTATCAAGATAATGAAGGTAATCCTGTTTTGGAGCAACATCAATTAGAACAATCTGGTAATATAATAGATGGTAATGGAGTTTGGTTAACTGAATTACCAATGAATTTGGATTACTTTATAACAAATGAGTTTGGTGAAAAAGTTCTATCTAATGACCCAACAATTGGTATACCAACTAAAGCAAAATATAGGTTTAAAATCAAATGGCAACAATCGCCAAGTTTAAGTGAACAAGTTAGAAGACCATATTATTTGGTACCTAATGTTAAAGAATATGGTTGGGGTGCAGGAGGTGGAGCGATAAATAATTCGCTACAACTAGAAAGTTCATATTATTTTGGTCTTGCATGGAGTGGATACACTAACGGATTTAATACAGCAATACCGCCACCACCATTACAACCAGTTTCAGATTATACTAATAGATTAAATGAAATTATTAATTGTGAAGATACTTTTTATGAATTTCAATATAATAAAGTTTACACAGTTGCTGGTCTAATTGACGAATTTAAAAATGGTGGAAGAGGTAATTTCATAGGGATTAAAGAAATTGATAGTTCAGATTGTGACAATACAATTAATAAGTTTCCTGTAAATGACGGATTTAGAAATTTTGACTTAATATATTTTATTTTTGCAATAATCCTTCAAATAATACAAATAATAGGTATACCTTTACTAACAATATTTCATTTTTTGGTATTTCTTTGGAATAACTTTGCAGTAATTATTTTGTTATTTTTTATTGGGTTATTAATAAAGGCTGCGGCACAACAAGGATTTTTAGTTATTGCGGCAATTGCTGGTTCCGCAGCGTTTGGTGCAACTGCCGCCATGATTGTTCCACATGCGTTACTGGCTTTAGTATTTGGTGTGGGGGCACTTTTCTTAGCAATTAATTTTAGACAAATTATAAGTTATAAGTTTGGTCGACTTAAATTACCTATGATGACATATCCTGATTGCCAAGCTTGTGAATGTGACCCTGAAACTACCGCTCCAGGAGGAGGAAACCAAGAGACCGCACCACCATCAGGTTTATTAACACAATTATCTAATGGAGGGTTATATGTTGATGGGTTAGAAATTCAATTTTTCAACCCTGATACTGATAATGAAGATAGTGCTCAATTGAGTGCAATTACAATATCTCAATCATTATCAGGAAGATTCAGTACCAAAACTCCAACACTATATAAATCAACTTTTTCAGAACCATTTACTTTTCCAAATACTGATGGAACTAGATTTGGGTCTAAACTAATCGCAGCAGGTATTACCTTACCTCCGGGAGAAAGAATTAATAAGTATAATACAAGAAAAAAATATTTTGATAATGTTAACAAAATAAAAGTAACATTTAATTATCCAAGTAATATTGGAAAATCTCACGACGATAACACATTAACCGTTTTGGCGTCACAAATTCTTCAACCTGGTACATTATTAACTTTTATCGACCCTCTTAAAAGTAAAGACGTAAACTTTTTATGGACAGGGACGACCGCAATTGGAAATAACTTATTAAGTGGTGTTAATGGTATTATCAAGAATACCGGGTTTACCGCAAATGTGAGTTATGCGACAACACAAGCAGGCCCTCCATCCATTGTCCCATATATTATCCCATCGGGTAATTCGACTTGTTTTTTATCAATAACATTTGATGTGGTGGCCACGGGAACTACGACTTATTTTAGTTGTGCTAACAATAAAGTAACAGTAACTGCAACAACAACTGGAACTAAAACAATAACCAATGAGAATGGTATAGATGTCACAACATTAGGTGGAACTGCTGAGATAAGTGGAATTACTTATGGACAGGCTTGTCAAAGATATATTTATCCTTCAGACCTTGAATATTATCAAGTATTAACTGCAATTACGATAACAACTACGGTTGTTAATGGTAAAACAATTTATTCATTACCGGGACAAGTCCTTGATAATTCAGGAAACCCCGACCCAACCAAAGGGTTTTGGAACGATTTAATTGCGGATAATAAAGGGTTTTTATTTTCTAATAGAGCAAGTGGTGAGTCTGAATTAAATGACAGGTGGGGATATATAGGTGGAACAGATTATATTGATACTTGTAAATTATGTGTTTATGATGACGATTATGAAAATGTTGTCCCACCAGATAATCCTAGTTTTAGTTACCCTACCTCAATATTAGATGGATTTAATGAACAAGTGGTTTTAATATTACAAAGAGGTGTTGACCCTTATTCTCCGAAATTGCAAAATAGTTACGGAATTGGGAGAATATTAGGACATCCAAGTGAAAACGCGGTTGTAATTACAGGGATGACAAGAATGAATATTCCAATCCAACCATTACCTTCTAATTCTACAATTTCAGTTCAAAATCATAAAAATGTTGATGAAATATTTTCAGGTTCTTATTTTTATACGCCGGGTATTCCAAATAATATAATACCTAATGCTTCAACAACACCAGGTCTTGCATTTTCATCATATACCACAAGTAATGTTGGATACTACGGAGCTTTGGATAGTCGATATTTGAGACCACCATCTCAACTAAAAATAACCTCAATTTTAAATCAAGTATTTTATGGAAATGCAATCCAAAGTAATACATTTTTTCAAGATGGACCTGGAGCTCTCTTTGTTCAACCTACTTACAATGTAACAACAAATACTCCTTATGGTATTAATTCAATTTCAGTTGGAGGACCTACAATAATGAAGGGTGTTGCAAGTTCTCAAATCGCAAATTTATTTGCAGGACAAAGTACTAAATCGTCTTGGGTACCTGACATTAATTATGGTGGAAAAACACCATTAAATCCAAGTACTCGATATTTACCAACTGAAGACTTATCAGGTGGTGCATATATGTTTAGAGGACCTCTAAGCACGTTTTTATCGGATTGGGAGTTAGTGGCAGATAATAAACTTGGATACCAAATAACTGAAGGTCAACCTTTTAATTTATATTTTAGTCCATTATTATTACCTGAATTTACAGGAACTACAGGAGTTAATTCAGGACTCACAATTAGTTCTTCAACTCAAATGGTAATGAGAACTGACCGTTTACCATCTTCTGACGGATTTGATGTTCAGAAAAGAGCAACAGATTTTGCGTTTTTAAATGGTAGTGTCGGTTTACTACAACAAAATTTATCATTCACGGTATATTCAAAAGAAGCGGGATTAAGTTTTGGGGCACCTAGCTTTTCAACAGGTGCAGAACAAGTTACCGCAGACATTCAAAATCAGGTATTATCTGCAACAGTTTTTGAAACCATGAATACTTGTGAAAAAATGGTTGGACTTGAGCAATATAGTGGTAATGGTGTTACTTTTGGTGTAAAAAAAGACGCGTTAACCACAGATAATGTTGAAAATGGGTGTTATGTAATGTTGAATAGGCCGTTATTTGATTTAACAAAAGATATTGAAACATTTGGGGAATGGGGTTATAGACTTAGATTTTATTATGGGTTATGTAGAGGAGTCTTGTCCCAATCATTTGTAAATAATTGGGTTAACGGTTCGTTATATATGTTCCCAATCGAAGTTGATACTTTTTATGATATTAACAACAAACCAACATCTGAATACCCAACTCAAATTGTTTATTTTGATAATAAAACAAATAATTTTTATTTTAGGAGTTCACCGTATTTGTTATCTTCAAATCCTCCAAGATTTATCGGCTCACCGATTTTCGAATTAAATAGTTCTTTAAACTCTAGAAATTTATTATTCCCAACAACAATAATTAACTTAGGATATAAAGATGATTTTTATGGTGAAATAATATTTGACCCCGCAGCTAAGGGTTATATCATGAGAAGTTTAAACTCCACTTCTTATTCTGACACTTCAGATTTGGTTAATTTGTTTGTGATTAGTAGGATTACGAATAGTAGTTTTTTGGGTAACATATTGTCTGGTTTAAATAATGCGCTTAATATCTTATTCTCAAGAAAGGGCCTTAGAATTGATGGTGATTTGGCTCAAAGTATGTCAATTAATTCTGAGTATGGTGTCATACCATTTTCACCTGAATACTATAGTCCTGAGAGTGGTTCTGTTGTTGTTTTAAATGGTCCTACGATGGGAGTTTTCTTTTCATCAACAACTTTTGATTTACAAAATAAAGATTTTCTGAGTCCGGGGATTATTAACTTCAGGTCTCCATTTAGTACCAATGTGAATACATTTCAATATGGTATAAAATCACAAGTTGTCCCGTTCTATCAATGGGATTTGGTTCAACTAGGTGGAAACAACACAATTTTTGGTAGTGAAAGGAATACTTGGAAAACAAACCAAGGACCTACCAATGAAGGAATTTTTAGTAGAAATTACCAATCTTTAAATAGAAGAGAACCTGACATTGCAGGAACCCCAAGTTATTTTATGGGTTCGAATGTTCAAGGAACGGGAGGTAACAAAGATATATATCAGAGAGGGTATATTTTCAATGTTGACTCTAATGGTAATTACTCATTTAGTGCTGGTACATGGCCTGACGAATTTTTAGTTGGAGCACCTAATCATTTCTATTTTGGAACAATTCAAGGAGAATCGGCTTTAGATAAATTTAAAACAAAATATTCGATTGATGAATAAGTATACAATTATTCCAAGTAGTTTACAATATAAGTCTGCACCATTCGTTGACCAAGAAATTTCTTTATCACTAGAAGAACAGAGTCAACTAATTACCGAATACGATAGAAGTCAAAGTATAAGTCTTGCTCAGATATATAATGATGAAAGACAGTCTTGTACAATTTTCAGACCGACATTTAAATTAAATTATTTGTACGCTAACACTTATACTGGAACTACAGAGTATATACCGTTTAGAAATACTTTATATTATGTTCAACCTGAGGATTCTTCATTTAATAATGTTTGGATTGGATATCCACAATATTATGAGTTTGATATGTATCGACCGAACATTAGTGACCAGCATATAAGGTATCAAGCAAAAAGTGCTTATACATATAATTGGACTTATTATTTAAGTTATCCTTTTCAAAACAATTATAATAAAAAATTATATTATGAGTTGGAAAATAGTAGTGGTGACTGGATTGCTTCGGAAGGAATTCCGTATATCGTGAATAAATCAAGTCAAAATGGGAATAGTTTAATATCGTTCAAATGTATTGCACCGCATGGATTGACTGTTGGTGAATATGTTAGATTGAAATTTGTAACCGCACCGTTTAATTATAATGGAATTGACTTATTTCAGGTGTATTCGTTGGGTAACGGTTTACTTGAAAGTAATGAATATATATTCAATATTTATGATGTTGGATACACTGGTACGACATTTACAAACAGGAGAAGAGGGATATTCAAAAGGGTAATTAATCCTGATAATCTCTTGGAAACTGAATCAAAATATTATGTTAGACAACACAAAATACTTACAAATGTGGATGAGTGTATTATCACTAAAAATGCCTTTGAGAAGAACATATTTAATGAGGAGAGGAAACTTGAACTTAGTTCTCTGACACCAAACAACATTACAAGAGTTTCTCAAAAAACGAGTAGTAACACATTTAATATTACCTTCAAAAACGATTTTAACTTATTTGGGGTATTGGATAATCAAAAAAGACCTTTAACTGAATTATTTCTCACGGTAATAAATAAAGGGTATACCGGATATTTCAATAAACCTAATCCCGGTACAACCTCAGGACTAAAAGAAGGGTGGAGATTTAATTTAACTCAAACGAGTAATGATTGGTGGGATAATGGTAGAGTTGACTCAAATACCAATATTCAAACTTCAAGTTATACTTTAACTAGTGGGGTAACAAAAACATTTTATTATAATCAAAATTTAATGTCAGGAGACACAATTGACGGGGATTTTTGTGAATGGAATGATTATGAACAAGCCGAGAGAATTATATCATCATATTATCATAAATTGAAGTATAATCAGGATGTTTTTCAAACAACACAAACTCCAACATCCAACGCTCCTGGTTTTTATTATCAACCACATACTGCAATGACAATAAGGGTGTTTTCTGATTATGTTGAAACAGGAGACGTTGCGGTAGTTGAGGGAATTCCGGGATATGCGTATTACTCTAAAACTGACCAACAATTTAGATGGAGAGATTTATATACTTATGGATTCATTGATAATTTAGGGAGAGGGGTTGACTACCCTTTTTTGAATTTTGCTCAATATCCATTTAAAGAAGTCCAATTCAGATTAATCCCTGAAGGAATAAACTATAACTCCAATCTAAATGGAGTTAATTATCCAATAAAACCTTTGATTGATGAATGTGAATAAAATACAACTATTAAACGACGGATTTATTAATAAAGAGTTAGTAATACCGATAGAATTAACTTGGGATTATTTAGGTCTCGACCAAAGTATTGATGAATATGAGGGAGAAATGATTAAAAAAGTTAGTGGAGGTTTTGGTGATTTTGAAATTGATAGATTTGCTCATGCTCCAACCATAGTCCCCGACCCAAATTCAAATACACCGTTTGAACTTACGGACATTCAGTATGAATTTTATTTTCATTCAGGTGGTTCATTAAACAACATAAACAGTTGGGAGAATAGTTATATTAAGGAAGGATTTACCCCACAAGACATTTATTACTACACGAACAACTTTACAAATTCATTTTTTAAGTTGGATTTGTATGACAATGTTGATGAAAAAAGACAAACAAATTATATAACGATTATTATTCCAACACAACAGGGATTAACAATGCCAGCAATTATGCAAAGAACCCCCGTCAATATTAAAAAACCTAAGTTTGTTTTGGATTATGTTGGTGATAAAGAAGGATTTTTTATTTATTGGTTGAAGAAAAGGAATTTCTTGGATATATCAACATTTTATATGACCGCCAAATTTTATGACGCCAGACGAGGATTTTTTACAAAAATGATGAACCTACCACAATCCACATTAACCGGAAATAAATTTGTTTTTGATAACACAAAATATTTTTATTATAGAGTTCAGTTAAATTATGAAAATCAAACCTACCAAGTTTTTGATATGCACACTAATCAACGAGCCGGGGCAAGTACACCCATAAAATGGTATGAATATGTTAATCCTTAATAATGGAAGATTTTTATAATATAATAATATCACCTGAAACAATTCGTGGAGATATCTTTAGAGTAAACCTTAGTGGCCAAACTGTAGGACCGACTTATACGGGAGAGACTGTCGGGGTTTATTCTGCTATGACACAAGTTCTTAGTGCGGGACCAAACGGGTCTTCATTATTAACCGGATTAACAATACCAATATTAATTAGACAAACTGCAATAGATGTTGGATATTATAGCCCATTTGATGGGGCAGTTTTACAGAAAGATGTTGTTGCTAATTTTATATTTTCATCAACAACTTCAAATCCTTATGTTTATAACATTTACAACACATCAAGTGAATTCCAAAAATTTTTGGATTTGTCGACATATACAATTGATTGGGGGGATGGTTCTTCGATAGACCCTATCACAAATTATACTCCAAATTCGATAAGTCATACCTATCCCGTGGCAAATAAAACTTATCAAATTACATTAGAACAGACAAATCCTTGGGGAATAACTCGAGTAACAAAAACGATAACAACACCATATACTAATATCGTGGCAAATAATCCGAATGGAGAAGCGTTTTTCATACCTGCTGGAGGGAATTGGATAAATACACCGGTAAGTTATGATTATATTTTTTCGGGAGATGCGGTTAATGAGGTGTTACCTCAAACTTCATTTAATTATGTAACAGTTCCATATACTGTTTCAGGATTTACAAAGTCTAGTTTAACCGACTTAATATTATATGGGCCGGTTCAATATCAAGTTGGGGCTGTTGTAATTAAGAACGGACAAATTTGGGGGACTGTCACAGATATAAACGATATCTTCACTGCATATACTATTAACAATGTAAATTATTATGATTATATTGACGGAACAACAATATTTTTTGAACAATCTTCAGGTTTTACTGAAGATAATTTAACTGCAGTTCCTATTACTAAAGATGAAGTTTTATTAAAAGTTATTGACCAAGCTCAAGTTCAAACAAACATATTTATTGAGCGTGGTAAAAACTCAGCTTTTGAAAGAATCCAAAGATTGGGTGAAGTCGACAATCTCGGAGATATGATAAATTATGGTTATGGATTTTATAATGTAGTTGAAAAGAATTAAATTGAAAAAATAGAAATAAAGTATTTATAATATAAAAAATAAGATATGGCAATAGGCTCGTATGGCACAATTAGACCTTCAGACGTAAGTCCTGAAGATGTTCAGATAATAATGAATTACACTCCCAGTAGGGATGCTACGGATAATTTTATCCTAACAGAACTTGATGCACCAACATTATTAAAACCTTATTTTAATAATACTCAAACTGGTGGCAATGCGAATGTTGAGATATTAGGGGGTTTGTACAACTTAACATTACCTGCAGAACAATTTAATGAAATTGGAATATATACATTGTATTTGAGACCAGCACAAATTAGAACGGTTATTACCGATTGTGGTGTCTTAAATGCTCTCCCAAATGTAAAGGGAATCGTAATTGATGTTTCAAATGTTCCGATACAATTTCAAAACAAATTTGTACCACAAGGGTTGGTTGGATTTAGGATTGAATATTTGAATCCTGACGGTTCAAAAATACCAAATTTCTTTAGAGTTGTTACATCTTCATTCTTTTGTGAACCGGTAGTTGCAAATGAGATTAACACAACTCAAAAATCAATAAGATATCGTTATGTCGATGGAACTTCAAATTTAATATTTTTAACTTTATCTCCTTCTTCTTCACCTACAAACAAACCAAATGCAACACCATTCATTGGGCAGCCGAATCAAAATATTATAATTACTAACACATTCTTTAATCCTGTTACATTGGAGATTGAAATGGTTGAATACGATGTATCATCTCTTGCGATTGCACTTTATGGTAATCAAACCAAATCTATTGATGATGGTATTTACACAATCTACGACTCTGAGAATAATATTTATAGACAATACAATCTATACGAGATTAGAGACCAATTTAATGCTCTTCTTTATGAAGTTAGACAAAGTCGTGGTAATAATATTGATTTCAG